GGGAGTGAGCATGGTGGCGACAAGGACTCCGGTGTTCGGCTGTCAGGCACTGGGTTCACACTCAACTGTCAAGCTACAGAGAAGTTTCTGCGCTTCGAGGGCATTGTCATTCGCTCGTCGTTGGCCTTTGGTTACGTCACAATCCTGCGACCTGAGGGGCTCAAGCTCTCTAGGTGTATCGTCGAGGCCACTGGTTCTAGCGGTCGCCCATTGTTCATCACCAACGCGGCAACCTCAGGGAACCCCGTTGTTGTTGAGAACAGCGTAATGATCTCGCTGGACTATCAGGCGTGCTACATCTTTTGCAACACTGCCAACAGTTACGCGAAGGTGGTGAACTGCACGTTGCGTGTTCTTGGCGGCTCGCAACCAGCGATTCAGGGAATTGAGGGTGGCGGATTCTCCGTATACCCAGAGGTGCTCAATTGCTTGGTCTTGAACGAAGGAACTGGCGGCGCGTGGAGTTATTTCGGCAGCAACGCCTCAGGCTCCAACAACTTCGGCGGCGCGACCAACCCGTTCCCCGCCGCCCTCCAGGGCTCCCCCTACCCGATCACCGCCACCACGAGCTTCAGCACGCCGTTGGGCGCGGGAGACTACGCGGTCTACATGGGCGCGACCGGAGCCCTCGCGGACGTAACGGGGAACGACGTGTGGCAGCAGGGCGTCGGCCCGAGCGCGAACGCGAGCGTTCCGACGACCGACATCAACGGCGTGGCGCGAAGCGGGGCGAGCTGTAACCCTGGGGCGTTTGAGGCGGACGGGTTTGTTGCGCCTACGGTCATCACGAGGACGGTCGGCACGGCTTCGCGCGACTACGCTTCCCTGGGATTGGCCGAGGCTGACGTTGAGAACATCGGCAGCAGTGGCGCGGACCTCACCCACAGCAACGAGCGCATCGAGTTCGTCTGCTACGCCGACTCGGACTTTAGCAACGTAGCCATCATCAGCGACATCGTGGCGGATCCAACGCGATATGTCTGGTGGAAGGCCGCACCCGGAGAGTCGCCGCGCGTCTACCGTGCAACTTATGTCGATATCCCGGTGCAGGATAGCTTCACTCGCTGGACGGGCATAAACGCCTACAGCAACAGCATCACCCACCGTGGCTTTTGGATCGGTAACAACGCAACGCATCCGATTGTCGAGGGGATGATCTTCGAGGACTGCGAACACGAGACGAACGGCGCGATTGGCGGGAGCATGGTGGGCATCCGAAACAACTACGCGCCTGGAAGCATCGGCACAGATCTGTTCCCGATCACTTACCGCAACCTCGTCTGCAAGGTTCAGACCTTTACCGGAGGCGGTGGCGGCGCAAATCTTCCGAGCTTCGAGCGGTTCCTGAACTGCACCTTCTTGGGCCGAGGCGTTGGCACCAATGTGTTCAACGCCTCGCGGGGATCGGGCGTCACGGCAGACCTGTACGAGATCGTCAACTGCATCATTCTTGAGCCGAACTCAAGCGACTGCAACATCGGCGGCGGCGGCAAGAACGTCCAGGGCTCGAACAACATCGGCAACGCTGGTGCGCCGACCTCCGTCTTCACGTTCGCGCACTTTGGTATCGGGGCGCAGTACACGCCATCGACCGCCTACGACCCTGGCTCCGGCGACTTCGCGCTGTACGTCGGCAAGAACGGTGCGCTCCTCGACTCGCCGCACAACGACGTGATCAACGGTGGCGTCGGCCCGGCCTCTAACAGCGATGTGCCGACGACCGACATCCTTGGCGACACGCGGTCAGGTACGACGACGAACCCCGGAGCGTTCGCGCTGGCTCAGGCGACTGCGGTGCTGACGAGGACCATCGGGCCCGTCGGGCGGGACTACGCGACGTTCATTGAAGCGGAAGCTGACGTTGAGAACATCGGCGGGTCTGCGGACCTTGTGTTTGAGAACGAGCGGATCGAGTTCGTTGTGGACTCTGCAACCTACAGCGGGTTGGTGGTCATGTCTGACGGCCTCACAAAGGACCCAACGCGTAACGTCACCTATCGGGCTGCGGTGCCGCATGGCGGCGTCTTTGGTTCGGGGCCGATCCTGACCCACACGGCCACGGCGTGCGTCTATGCGTCTACGGATTACATCACGTTCCGCGACCTTCAGTTCCAAGCATCTGGTCCCTCCGCACTCAGGTTCCAGACAGCCGGAACAGCGGGGAACCTGATTCAGAACTGCCTCTGGGATGGGTCATCCACGAGCGGCGCAATCCTAGGCAACTTCATCTTCTCTCCTTACGGATCTGGAACATCAGCGAACCCGCACATCGTTGAGAACTGCGTAGTCCGAGGCAGCTTTAATATCAGCGCAGATTCCGCTGACTCGCACTTCCGCATTAGGAATTGCACCAACCTTTATGATCCGGCTCTTGCGGGTGACATAAACCAGCGGCAGTTCAGCCTATACACCAACACAGGCCGCACCAACTCCTTGCAGGTGCTGAACTGCTGGACGGCCTTTCCACGGCCCTTCACTTCCTCAGGATCTGGCACGCTGACCGTGACGGGCTCGAACAACTTTTCGCCCAGCACGGGCGGGGGCACTGACCTCCCCGCCGCCCTCCAGGGCTCGCCCTACCCGATCACGCCGACGACGAACACCCTTGCGACCGGCGCAGACCTCGCGATCTACGACGCTGACACCGGGCAGCTCTACGACCTAGAGAGCAACGCCGTCTGGCAGGCCGGTGCTGGCACATCCACCGCCGGAGTGCCCAAGCTGGACATTCTCGGCGTTGTGCGAGGAGCGGGCTCAGCCAACCCTGGAGCCTTCGAGGCTGCCGCTGTGATTGCGGTCGCTGTCTCGTCGACCCTTGGCAACAACTCGGCCCTCCACGCGAACCAGCTTGAGACTCAGATCCCCTGGATCTGGCTCTACGAGCTGCAGACTAACGAGGACCCGCCTCGGCGGTACAGGCTGACGAACTTCACGCAGAGCGTCCAGTTCGGCCTGAACGCCAGCGGGCAGCCCTTGACCTACTCCCCTGCCCCGATCACGCACGGGAACGTGGAGGAGGGCACGGACGGCAGCCTGCCGACCATCCCGATCACCCTCGGGCACGCGGGGCCGCTGGTAGGTGCGACGATGGACGCGGCAGACGGGTTCGTCGGCCTCCCTGTCCGCATCATGCTCGTGAGCGCCCTCGACATCGCGAGCGGTGAGCCGGCGGTGTCGCAGCAGGGGGAGGTCGTCTCGGCGGCTGTGAAGAGCGAGGCCATCGTTCTTCAGGTGTCAGCCTTCAACCTGTATCAGCTCCAGTTCCCGCCCTTCATTCACAGCCGGAGGCGATGCCGGTGGATCTTCGGCTCCGCCGAGTGCGGCTACAACACTGAGGTGGCTGGCGCAGGGTTCTCAACCTGCAACAAGACCCTGGAGAACTGCGAGGAGCGGGGGGACGACGAGGTCGCCCAGGGCTTCGCCCGAGCGCACCCTGCCCGGTTCGGAGCATTCCCTGGCATCCCGCGAGCCGGCCAGTGATGGGCATGATGCGCTACGACGACCTGCTCGCGCTCCGGTACGAGGCAGGCTCTCATGACCCCGAGAACGGCGCGTTGGACTGCTATGGGGCGACTGCCGAGATCGTCGCCCGAGCGCACGGGGAGGCAGCCAGGGACAGATTCCTGGGCCTGCTGAAGAAACCCACGCACAACTGGATTCGGGTCGAGGGACCAGCGAGGCTAGGCGATGTGGTACTAAGCCTTGCGGGAGACGGGCTCCATGTGAGCGGAGTGGCGGCGACGAGCCCGACGCTCGTGGTTTCAGCGGCCACGGGCTACGGGGTGTACGCGCAGCGCCTCAGCACGGTCAAGGACGTCCAGGGCATCTACCGCGACCCGGAGACCCAGTGCCTGTAGTCGTCTCGATCAGCAACCCGCTGCGCTGCGACGAGCGAGAGATCAGCGTTGCGGAGGTCGGGGCGACGGTGGAGAGCCTGAAGCCGGAGGGCTGGGGCGCAGTGTCCGTTCGCGTCAACGGCATCGAGGAGGCCGACGACTACCGCCTGCGCGAGGACGACATGGTCGTCGTGTTCCGGGTGCCGGAGGACCTGCTGACGGTTGCGTTCGTCGCTCAGAACCTCCTGATCTCCATCGCCGTCAGCGCAGCCTTCGCGCTGCTCTTCCCGCCGCCCAAGCCGAAGCAGCGCCGAGACGATGAGTCGTCTGCGGTCTACGGCTTCGCAGGCGTCACTAACGACCGCGCTGAGGGCAACCCGCTGCCGATCATCTACGGAACGATGCGAGTCGGCGGCACGATCATCAACGAGTTCGTGAGCGTGCAGGGGCTCCCGCCGAAGAGCACGCTCCGGCAGTTGATCGGATTCGGGGAGGGGCCGATCACCGCCATCGGAGGCATCGAGACAGACACCCCGGCGACGGTGCCGCTGACCGGCGGCAACATCCCGAACCAAGTGTTCATCAACGGGAACAACGCGCAGAACACGCCGGACCTGAAGGTGTGGCTGCGGATGGGCAACAACGAGCAGGAGTCGGTCCCTGGCTTCAACGAGACGCGCGTGACGTTCCCGATCGAGTCGGACCTGACCGTGCCCGAGGATGACTTCGGCAACTTCTCTCCAGCTCAGACTGCGAACCTCATCACCGGCTTCAGCACCGCTGGCGATGACGAGTTCACAGCGGTAAACGATCCGCTATGGGAGGCGAACGCCGTCACTTACGACTTCACGGCAGAGGACGTTGACGGGTTCGTGTGGACCCTGAGCTTCCCCGGAGGGTACTACGCTCAGAACACGAGCAGCGGAGCCATTCAGAGCGCGTTCCTCGGCTACCAGATCCGGTACATCGAGCTGGATAACGTCGGCAATCCGATCACCAGCGGAGGCTACAACAACGACGGGTACGTCCGCTTGCCCGTCGTTGACCCGATCGCCCTTGCCCAGCGTGAAGGCTTCCAGATCCAAGACAGCTACAGGTTTGAGGACCCGCAGGTCAACGTGCCCGCCACGCCGGGCAACAAGGCACTGACGACTGGGTCGAACGGCAGCAACTTGTCCTACGCATCGAGCACAGGAGGCTACGCCGCAGGGCAGGAGGCGTTCACGTTCTCTGTGTTTGGCTGGGTCAAGATCGCGACCGGCGGCCCTCAGGACTTGATCTCGAACCTCGGCCCGACGACGGGGAGCAGCCGAACCGGCTGGGCGCTTTCCGTTGAGAACGTGTCGTTCAACTCAGGCGGCACGGTGCCGGTGCTGACGCTCACGCTGCAGAGAGGTTCGTCGACCTTCCAGTTCCGAGCGGGCAACGCATTCTGCTTCCTTAGCGGAGGGTTTGAGACCTGCATCCCCGACACGCCTCCGGCAACGCCTGCGGAGGGGCGGTTCGATTCGAGCGCAGAAGGTCAGTGGCTGCACATCGGTGCGAGCTGGGACACTCAGGGCAACGAGCGCATCAGCCTCTTCATCAACGGACAGTCAGTGCCGTTCATCCCTGTCACCGACAACGTCCGGTTCAACTGGTCAGGCACACCGCTGGTCGTCGGCAACAGAAACGCTGTACACCCTGGCTCGTCCGTCAGCTTCGACGAGGTGAAGTGCTACACGATCTACGTCGATCAGACCTTCGCCGCAGCCGAGTACAACAATGGGTTCGGCATCCCTGACGCAGTCGCAGGCAACAGCCTCTTCCTCTGCTTCCGGTCACCCTTCGAGGACTCGGCAGGCACCTCCTCGCATAGCACAGCAGAGGAGTGGTGGGCCGCAACGCCGACCCTGAACGTCGGCGCGACCTCTGGCGTCACTGGGGGCGTTGTGCGCGTTGGCGCAGCAGGGGCCTACAAGCGCAGCAAGTGGCGCGTCGAGATCCTCCGCACGACGAGGCGCAGCAACCGAGCCAGCATCGCCAACGCCGTCGAGGTGCAGGCGATCAGCAGCGTCCTGAGCCAGAACTTCACCTACCCGAACACGCCCATCCTCGGCATCGAGGTGGACTCCAGCGAGCAGCTCAACGGTGGCCTCCCGACGACCACGGCAATCGTCAAGGGCCGCCCGGTGCCAGTCTGGGACGGGATCAGCACGACGCTGCCGACGACCGTGCTGACCTTCACGGCGAACCCGGCCTGGGTCGCGCTCGACCTCGTGCTCAACCGGCGGTACGGCCTCGGCAGGTTCTACGACCTAGCCGACATTGACCTTGAGCAGTGGAGGGCATGGGGAGACTACTGCGACGAGGTTGTCTACGACGGACGCCCCAGAACGGTCATCGCCAACCCTGGTGCCGTGGATGACGCAGACATCTACTTCGACAACACGACGACCGACCCGGCCTCTGGGGAGATCCGAGGCGCAATCTGGTTCGAGATCGGTATCCAAGAGCTGAGCGTCCTGCCTGACACATGGAAGGCGGGCTACTTCCTTCGACTCGCTGGGTTTCCTACGGCGACGACGCCGGGCGTCAGCAACGACATCAACAGCGGCACGGGGGCTGGATACGAGATTATCGAGGCCCAGCTACTCGACGGCGTGTGGACCATCAAGTGCTACTGGGACCGGCTGACGGAGCCGGATCCGTGGACGAGCGGGCAGCGCCTCGGGGCAGACGTTCTGACTCCCACCGATCTCAACGGTGCCTCAGTGGAGGGCGGCCAGCGTCGGTTCGAGTTCAACGGCGTGTTCGACCGGACCGGATCCGCGTGGGATGCCCTGCTGGAGATTTGCGCGGTTGGCCGAGCGGCACCGGTGCCTGTCGGTAGCAGCCTTAGCGTGCGATTCTCGCGGCCCAGGACGCCCATCGGTGTGCTGACGGCGAGCAACATGATCGAGGGCAGCTTCGAGGTCGACTTCAGCAGCGCCAAGACCCGCCCGAACGCCCTGACGCTGAACATTCTCGACGCGCAGCAAGGCTTCGAGCCGGTCCCCGTGCAGGTGCAGAGCGAGGAGCTGGACTCCGTCACGAACCAGACGTTCATCCGGCAGGAGAACAGCCAACTGTTTGGGGTCACCGATGCAGGGCAGGCGGAGCGCCACGGGAACTACATCCTGCTAACTAACCAGCTCCAGAAGAGGAGCGGCAAGTTCAGCGCCGCGATGGACGCCCTGCCGTATCAGGTGGGCGACCTCCTGCGCGTGTCGAGCGAGGTCCTTCCCAGGGGCGCGTCAGGCCGCTGTGCTGCGTCCGCCGCTCCATCCGAGCCCGGAGCCCTTCAGGACCGTCAAGACTTCACAGGCGGCTCCTGGACCGCCTCCTCGGTAACTGTGACGGCGAACACGGGCGCGGACCCGTTCGGGGGCAGCACCGCCGACACAATCGACGGCACCGGCTACGTTGAGCAGGCGATCGGCTTCTCCGACAAGAGCGACGGGTGGGTGAGCGTCACCGTTTGCGCCGAGCAGATCCTCAACGCATCGCCGCGCATTGAGCTGGTGACCGACCGGGCGACCACGGGGGTGACCTTTGACCTCAGCGCTGTCACTGCCTCCGCCGACGACTCGTTTGACCAGCCGACGCGAGGCTCCATCCAAGACCTCGGCGGCTTCAACCGATACCTCTCCGCATCGTTCTTCGTCAAAGCCCCAGATGGCCGCGAGAAGACGGCCTCGGTCACCTTGCGGATCTACCCGAGGGCAGGCGGAGCCTCAGGCTCAGCGAGGTTCAGCTTCGCCAACGCCACCCAGGGCGAGTACGGCGCGATCCCGATCCCGACGAAGGGGGCCATCATCGACCGGCCTGTCACGATTGAGGCCGCGACGAACTACACCCTGTTCGTGCAGGACTTCCGTGGCAACAGCGTCTCCGCGAGCCTCGACACGACCCTGACGCCGCCCGGCACCTACGAGGCGGGCAGCACGCTGTTCACGAGCAACACGCTGAACACGATTGCCGTCCGAGGCTCCGCGTACATTGTGGCCTCCTCCGCTGAGGAGCTGATCGTGGAGGTCAGCGGTATTAGCCGGAAGCGCGACATGAGCGCCGACTTTGAGTGGGTCGAATACAACGAGGGCGTGTTCGCGGATGACGCCATCGAGGACACGCCCGGAGGAGCGATCCGCCAGCTCCCTGACCAGAAGCCAGCGCCGAACCTTCAGCCGACGTCGCCGCTGGCCTCCAGCGCCACGGACAACAACACGGAGCCGACGCCCGGCAACTTCCAGCTCCAGCTCAGCGTGACGTGGACGAACAGTCCGGCAACGGCAGCGACCCAGACGGGGTGCCGCGTGTTCTGGCGAGTGTTCGAGAGCGCCGGTTCAGCGCAAGGCGGCTGGACGCTGGGCTCAGAGGTCTCTGGGCTCTCCTCTACGGCATCCTGCGTCCTGCCTGGAGCCCTGGTCGGGCAGCTCATTGAAACGAGCGTGGTGCCCGTCACAGCGGCCTTCCCGGCGCAGCCTCCCCAGTCAGGCACTCGGGCGGTCCACCGGATCAAGGGGCTGTCGTTCCGGCCCGAGGCACCGACCTCGCTGACAGCCGAGGCGGAGGACCTGCTGGCAACCTACACGGCGGCCTACATCCCGAGCAACGATGGCCCTGAGCGGCGTCGAGTGCTGACGATTGAGACCCGACGAGGTGGATGGGTCCTCGGGCAACGTGTAGCCGAGACCCGCGAGGGGCAGCTGACCGCAATCACGCCGGACCTGTTCGTCCCTGTGTCGGACGCCAGCGTTGGCCGGCTCCACGCCCGAAGCAAGGCCCGGAGCGACACGTTCTCAGCAGAGGCTACAGTAGACCCGAGCCTCTCGGTCCTCGCAGCCGCCTACGACAGCGTGAACTTCGCGATGGGTGGCACCGCGACCTGGGAGACCTACTCCGCCGGTTCGTGGTATCCCGGCTTCCCTGACGTTGACGGCCCGGCGGTGTCGGGTGCTCTGACCGAGAACGCGGACGGCGAGCTGGAGTTTACCGGCAGCGGGCTCGTCGGGACCTACATCACGCGCTGGGACAACACGACCATCGTGGACACGAGCGCCCAGGCCCCTCGCCGCCTCCTCGTGACTGCTGCCGCTGAGGCTGAGCAGGTCCACCCAAGAACCATCGGCGGAACGGCGCTGCCGCTTGACTCCTTGGAGCTTCAGAGATGGAGCTTCGAGGGACCGACCGAAGTGGCTGCTGACGACCAGGCAAACTGCACGTTGAAGATGCAGATCCGCACAAACGTCGACGGCACCTCTTCCGGCTGGTCGGACTGGCAGCCGTTCACCTGTGGCATCTACACGGCCGTCATGGTCAGGATGCGCCTCATCTCGACACGGCCAGACGACACCTACAACATCCGCATCAAGCGGTTCCACACAAACATCATCGTCCCGAGGCGCAGCAACGTCGAGCAAGGGCCGACTGAACTACACGCGAGGAACGAGATCTTCTAATGCCCATCCAGCTCAACGAACAGGACAGCCGACGAGATCACCTGAGCGGAGGCGCAGGCGGAGGCGCGATCCCCATCGACCTCGACTACACGACGGCGGCAGACGTCAGCGTCCTCCACCATGTCACCGCAGGTCATGTGGACTCGGTGTGGGTGCAGGTCCACAACACGAGCAACAGCAACGTCCACCTGTTCCTGGTGCTCAACCCCTCCGACGACACGAGCACAGCAGCGATTGACGCAGTGACGACAGAGGTGATCATCCCGGCTCACGACAGCCTGTGGGTCCTCCAGGGCGACTCGTTCCGCCTGAGGGGCACAAACACTTCGACCATCACCGCCTACGTTGGCGCGACTCATACTGACGATCTACGGGCCACCGGGTACGTCGTTCGGACCAAGGGTGCGTCCATCTACTGATGCCGACCAACCCAAGCAAGGATGCGCTCCAGCGCATGAAGCTCCGCACCGGACAGAGCGGCAGCGCCGACTTCCAGGACGACATCAAGCATCAGGGCCGCAACGTCCTCCCGCAGAACCAGTTCTTCGACGCAGCCAACGGCTACGTCTACACCGTCTACGGCGTCAACAGCAACTGGAAGGCGACACGCGCTGGGTCAGCGGGCATGGCGCAGACAGCGGTGCAGACCAGCAACCTCCCCACGACGCTTGCAGGAGTGCAGGCCCTGACGTATTCGTGATGCCTGAGATGACGCACGACGAGCTGGCAGCCCTCATCAAGAGTCTGTCCAAGCAGCTCGACAAAGACAGCGAGACGCTCAAGGCCGTCTCGCTTGACATGGCCGAGATCAAGGTCGAGATCAAGCACGTTGCCGACACGGTGCAGGTGCTTGACGAGATCGTGCTAACCGGGCGAGGGCAGCAGCCTCCGCTCTCCCAGGCAGTGCCGCAGCTCACGATGATGATCGAGACCTTCGTGCAGGACCAGAAAGCATCCAGCGCCGAGCGCCGAAGGCTGACGGCGACCTTCCGCGCAGCCATGATCCCAGCCGTGCTCAGCTCGATCACGGCGCTCGTCATTGCCATCATCACCTTCTTCACGAAATGACCGACACCTCTGACATCGCGAACCTCATGGAGGGCGGAGACGTCCTCGGGGAGATTGAGACTCTCATCCGCGAGGCCGCGAGAGAGTTCCTGGAGGTGGGCCAGCAGGACCTCAATCTCTTCGCGAACAGGCTCGCCGCGCAGGTGATCTACGCTCACCAGACGGGCAACGAAGACATCCTCGCGAGCGCCGGGCGACAGGCGCGACTGCTCGCGGAGCTGCAACGCATCCGCGCCAACGACGCCGCGTGGGACACGTTCTACGCCGTCGTCAGCAAGGCCGCAGGAGTCAGCCTGCGGATCATCACGACCCTCATGACCAAAGGCGCAACGATCGCCGCACCCTGACATGACCCAATACACCGACCGAGACGCGCTGGTCATCATGTGCGTCGGCTCCTCCAACATGGCGGGGTGGCAGACCGACAACGATCTGGTTGTCAGCGACACGCTGACGCCGGCGACCTTGCCCAACATCAAGATGTGGGGGCGGTACAACAGCGGCAACAAGGGCAACCTCAACGGCAGCTACGACTGGGAGGACATGACGAGCACGCGGAACTTCCAGGCCACTGGGATGGCTCCGCCTTACGCCATCGGCAGGAAGTATTACGAGCGGTTCTATTCGCCCGCAGCCAAAGGCCAGCCGGTCTCCGCGCCCAAGAACGTCTACATCATCCAGTTCGCGTTCAGCACGATGCGATGCCCTCTCGACACCGCGACGGAGGTGAGCCCGAACAGCGCGATCCACCCAGGCAGCGAGAACGTCTCCGACACTCCGCTGTGGCAAATCTTCGCGGAGGGATACATGACCGAGGCGATCCAGAACCTTCAGGACGACACAAGCATCGACCGGATCCTGTACGACGGATTCTACTACCTCGGGGACGAAACCGCCGCCTACGACCCTGGCACGGTTGCAGTGCCAGGAGCTTTCGCCTCGCAGAAGACTCGGTTCATGGTCGCTGGGGGCCTCCAGGACATGGTCGCCGCCACGGAGTTCTATCTTTCCGTGCCGCGAGGCAGCCTCCCGTTTGTCGGCGTGAAGCCGCCGGTGCAATACATCATCAACGCGCAGGTCAATGCCACGACTGGGCTTCAGGACATCCGCGACGTCCGAGACCAGTACGACCGATTCCTTGAAATTTCGCCCAACTCCGCGCAGGTCATCGACGGCAACGACTTCACCCTGAAGACGGACGACGCCCACTACACCGCTGAGGCGATGCTCCGCGTAGGAGAGGCGTTGTATGCCGCACGCCAGAGAACTGGCAGCCAGCCCATCCAGGCCACCGCAGACGTACGCACGGCAGTCGTGCCGATTGACACCGATGAGTGATCTTAGCCCGAAGCAACGCTACGGCCTTTCCATCGCCGCCCTCGTGACTGGAGCAGTGCTCCTCGTCATGGGCGGCAGGGCCGAAGACGTCACAACTCAGACCGCCGGCGGCACCATCATCGCCGCCGTGGTCGGCGTGCTCGGCTACCGAGCCGTCACGCAGGAGAAGCCCCAGCCGGCCAAGAAGGCCCCGAGGAAGAAATGAGACGAGCCCTCACCGCAGCAGCCGCGTGCCTCCTTCTGACCGCCTGTCCTGGCGGGAAGGGGATGATCCGCCGAGACGCCATCGCCCCCAGCGTGGGAGCCGTCACCGGCAAGTTCGACGAGCTTCTGGATCTCGCCGTTCAGCATGACGACATGAACGCCGTCGAGTACGAGACCTGGAGGGGCGAGAGCGCCCTCCTCCGAGCAATCGTGGCAGACGACCCGAGCGCCCCGGTCACCGTGCCGGAGTAGCAGGGCGAAGCTCCACGCCCTCGTCGCCGTCGACAAGCTCGACGTCGCCTATCCGCAGAAGCGCCCTGTGTTCGCCCTCAGGCGATCCGGGCGCTTCCGCGACCGCTGAGCCCGGCGAGCCGTCCAACGCCGCCTGGAGCGCAGCAGACGCCTCCTGGATGTGAGCCAGCCCCTCCGCCGCGTGTTCGAGCGCGTGCCGGAGGAGCTGAGCTTGCCATTCGGCGCTCACCCGAGCGAGGCCATCGCCGCGCTGTTCCCGCTGTTCGTCAGCCACAGTTCGAGTTCCCGTTTGATCCAGTCCACCGGCGAGTGCGTCGGGGAGACGCTGTTCTTCTCGCCCTCCTTGTGCGGCCCGATCACGATGTCGTTCGGGGTCGCGCCACACTTGACAGCGTAAGGGATCGGGGACCAGGCCAGGGCAGTCGGCTCGTGCAACCCAGCGCCGATCATCCGCATCTCGCCCCGGTAAAGGAAGTTCCGCATCCGGTAGTCCGCTAGGGCGCGAGACGCAACCGACAGGTCGAGCGGTGCTGTGCTGAGGCGGAGGCCGAAGAGGGTGTGGCACTGGCCGCCTGAGGCGCTCCGAGCGGTGCCGCTGGTCGTGATCCACAGCTCCACCGGGCGGACCTGCTGAAGGCAGGTGACCAAGGCCAGGGCGGCAACGCCGCGACCGAGCACGGTATCGGAAGCCGTGCCCGAAGAGGTCGAGAGGTCGTAGAACACTCGGATCGCTCCCTGCTCGTTGAGCTGGCTGACGAAGCGGTTCATCGAGAGCGGCTCGTTGGCGAGGTACGCGCCGATGCGGGGGGAGCCGCCGCAGACGGACGCCTCCATCTGCGAGCGCAGAGTCTCGATGGGGACCTCGCGCTGCACGCGATCGAAGAGCGCCTCAGCGGCCTTCGTCGCGCCGAGCACGGGCTTGTAGCGGTCAGCCAGCAAGCCCTTGAGGGTGTCTTGGTCGCGGGTGCCCCAGATGTCCTCCATGCGAGCCAGGGCCGACTCGTAGTCCCCGAAGACGCGCACGATGCGCTCGCCGTTGGCCTCGTAGCCAATCCGGCTAAGGTCAGGCGCGATGGTCTCGGGAGGGGTCTCGCGACGGTAGACGGGCGAGTTGGCGAAGATGTCCGCGAGGACGTTTCCGTTGAGGCAGCGGTGCTGCGAGCCGTCTTCGTCGGAGACCATGACGGTGGAAGGGGTGTGCTGTTGCTTCTGCATGACCTAACCATCGGCAACTCCGCCGGATCTCGCAAGGGCCTTTTCCGAAAAAGAAAGGCGGCGACGACCCCGAAGGACCGCCGCCGCCGCAACAACACACCGAGTGAGAATCAGCTCACTCCAGCGATACCTTCAAGGATGCGCTTGCGGTTGGCGTCCGCAAGCTGGGCCAGGGCGGAAACCTCGAACGCCTCAGCGAGGGTGAACTTGGCCGCAAGCCGGGCGGCCAGCCCGAGCGTCTGGCGAGGCCCCCAGAGCACCTTCGTGCCGGTGTCCTTCAGGCGCTTGCGAACCTGCAGGGAGGCGTCCACGGCGGCCTTTCCGATCTCGTGGCCGAACTTGGCCTTGACCATCTTGCGTTCGAACTTCTCGTCGTAGCCCCAGCCGATGCGAGCGCCGAACCGGTCGAGCGAGGCCGCGTCGAGGCGGTTGCGCCCGACGTACTCGGCGTCGGCACCGAGGCCCCAGGTGTTCGCCGTGGCGATGACCCTGTGGCGAGGGTCGATCTCGAACTGCTGACCGCCAGGGAAGATGCCGAGGCGGTTGTCGAGGATCGGGTTGAGGGCGACGAGCGCCTGAGGCATCCAGCCGTCCACCTCGTCGAGCAGGAGGAGCGCCGGCTTCTCGGATGTGGCCCAGCGGTACACCGCCGACTCGCGGTAGCTGCCGCCGGCGTCGATGAAGCCGGTAGCCTCGAACTTGTCGAGGGCGACCGGCTGGACGATCAAGTCCATGCCGAGCGCCTCCGCGACGTTCTTTGCGCCGGTCGTCTTGCCTGAGCCGGCAGGGCCTGACATGAACACGTTCTCGCCAGCGCCGACGAGTTTGAGCAGCAGCTCGAAGTTCTCGTGCTGGTCGCCTTCGATCTGCACCGGCTCAGCGTCGGGCGTGACGACCTCGATCACCTTCGGCTCAACCTCGACCTGCTTGATCGCGGAGTCGAGCATCGTCTGAACGGATCCGCAGACGTCCTCGATGATCGGCGGAGCCAGGAGCGGCTGGAGCTGCTCCGCAAGGCCGGCGAGCGGGTGGGCGTCGGTCGCAGCCGCAGCGGCGATGTCCGCGCCGTTGAGGGCACCCGCCCCAGCCTCCGCCTGAGCGGGCTCGGGCTCCTGAGCGGGCTCGGCTGACGGCTCTGCGCTTGCCTCCGTGGGCTTGCCCTTCGTGTTGACGCCGTTCTTCGCGGCCCACTCGGCGTAACGAGCAGCAGCCGCCTCGGATGCCGGGTACTTCTCGTCCTTCTCTGCACGGCTGGCGACGGGCACCGGCTGGCGCACCTCACCGAATCGCGTTTCTGCGACCTTGCAGCATCCGTGGGCGGCCTTGAGGGTGCGGTGGACAGAGCCGCAGCCCTGATGGGAGGAGGAGAAGCAGGTGAAGGGAGTCATCGTGGAACCTCGTTGGCTAAGGGTCGGTGTTGTTGTTGCTGCGCCGGTGACCGGCACTGACACAACCATCGGACCTCAGCGAGGCATTCGCAAGGGTATTTTCCGAAAAGGCGCTCTGGGGCTTGTTGAACGCCCAGCACCGCCCCATGATGGAGGCCGTGCAGATCACCCCGAGACGCCGGCAGCGCCGGCCAAGCCCTATGACGACCCGCAAGAAGACTCCCCGCAAGACCGCCAGCAAGCCCGCACGAGTCGGGCGACCCCGGCTCGAACGCGCGGAGTGGAGCCCTGGCACCTACAAGTTCCTCGCTCAGATGGCTGGCTTTAGTCCGGCCCAGATGGCTCAGGAGATCGGCGTCTCGACGCACCTCGTGTATTGCTGGCAATCCGCCCGCGTGGGGAGGAAGCCCACCGTCGATCAGGCCGCAGCCGTCGCTCAGCTCCTGACCGAGAAGCTCGGCAGGAGGATCAAGCCCAAGGACCTCGCCCGAGACTTCGACGACATGAAGGTCGTGTTCGCTCGCTGATGCCGATCCCCGAGCCTTGGCCGCATCAGCGTGCCGCCATCGACTGGGTGCGCGAGCGCCGAGCGAGCTACCTGCACCTGACGATGGGCGCAGGCAAGAGCCGTTGCGTTGTCAGCGCCGCCGACGAAACGCACGCTCAGGCTGTCCTGATCGTCGCGCCCAAGAGCGTGGTCGCGTCTGTGTGGCCGAACCAGTTCTCGACCTGGAGCGAGCGGCCCTGGCGAGTCGCACCCGCGACCAAGCTGGGCCGCAGCGTGAAGGCCCGCGTCGGCGGCATGAAGAAGCAGTACGAGCGAGCCCGGTACGACCGAGCGCCGTTCGTCGCCGTCATCAACTACCAGATGCTGCTGTCCCGCGAGGCGACCGCGTGGCTCAGGACCGTCGCCTTCGACCTCGTGGTCTTCGACGAGGCCCAGAAGCTGAAGAGCCCGCACGGCAAGACCAGCAAGGCGGCAGCGCGGCTCACGCAGACCGCCGGGCGCGTGGTCATGCTCTCGGGTACGCCCATGCCGCACTCCCCGATGGACGTCTTCGCCCAGTTCCGCACGCTGGACCCCAGCGTATTCGGGCGGAGCTTCGTGTCGTTCCGCGCACGGTACGCCCAGATGGGCGGGTACAAGGCGAAGCAGGTCGTCGGCTACCAGCGCCAAGAGGAGATGACTGACCGGATGTCGGCCCTCATGCACAGCCCGCCTGACGATGCTGTGCAGCTCAACCTGCCGGAGGCTCGTCACGAGACGATCACAGTGGACCTCGACAGCAAGGCCAGGAGGCTATACGACGCCCTCGCGAACGACCTCCAGGCCGCCATCGCGGAGGGCGAGATCAACGCGCAGAACGGCCTCGTGCGGCTCCTCAGGATGCAGCAACTGTGCAGCGGACTCGCCGTCGTTGAGCGGAACGAGCCCACCGGCACAGACGATGCCTCGCTGGTAGCGAACCTGCTGGGCCACGAAGACCGAGAGGAGGTCGAGGTGTGTACGGCGAAGAAGCAGGCGCTGATCGACATCCTAGAAAGCACCGACGAGCCGGTCGTGGTCTTCGGGCAGTTCCGCCAAGACATCCGCGTGACGCGCGAGGCGGCAGCCCTGGCCGGCACCAGTGTTGCGGAGCTGTCCGGCGAGGCGAACGACCTGGAGCTGTGGCGCAACGGCGGAGCCCGCGTGCTTGTCGTCCAGATCGCGAGCGGCGCTGAAGGCATCGACCTGACCCGAGCCCGGATCTGCGTCTACCTGAGCACTGGGTTCAACCTCGGGCTCTATCTCCAGAGCCTCGCCCGCGTCCACCGGCCAGGGCAGGGCCGGCCAGTGACCTACTACCACGTTCACGCCAGGGAGACCATCGACGAGGTCGTCTACCGCGTCCTGGGCCGGAGGGAGGAACTGGTCTCAGGGGTCTTGGAGGGCGTCCGCTGACTATTTTTCCGAAAAGGGCCTTGCGAAAACAGGCCAGAGAGCCGAAAGTAGGCGTGTCGAGGGAATCAGCCCTCGCCAGCAACCACCACCCAGCCATGACGAACACGACCCGCCCCACCACTTTCGCCCGCAGCCTCTCCGTCGCCGAGCTTCTCACCTACGTCTCGGACCTCTCCAAGGACGTCCTCGGGTTCCGCGAGCGTGGCCTCGGCAACCTGACACGCCACCAACTGCTCATGGAGGCCACGTACTTCGAGCGCAAGGCCGACGAGCAGAAGGCCGTCTGATCCGCACGCCTCCGGCGCACCGCCGCCGGAGGGCTCCCATCCCTTGAGGCTGAGCTGCAAAGCTCATCCTCGCACCCGTTCCAACCCATGACACTCAATTCAGTCCAAGACCTTGCTCGCGACTTCGTTGCCGCCGACGAGGATGTCCGCGTCCTCGAAGAGAAACTCAAGGCCGCCAAGAAGACCCGCGACGGAATGCGGGACCAGCTCGTCGACGAGATGCTGTACGCCGAGGCCCCCAGCGTCGAGGTGTTCGCCCCAGACGGAGGCCGCGCCCGCGTCTACCCGATCAACCGGCTGTTCGCCCGGCGCAACAAGGACGCCGACGAGGGCGCGTTCCTCGACGCCCTCCGCGAGCAGGGCTACGAGCACCTCATCAAGGAGTCCGTCAACACGAACAGCCTGAGCGCCATCGTGCGCGAAATGGCCGACGAGGCTAACGTAAGGGACGCGACCGCGTCTGTGATCGCGGAGGCCCTGCCCGGCAAGCTGGGTGAGGTCCTCAAGGTGGACACGACGTTGACCCTCGGGATCAAGAGGGTCTGATGTTGTTCGCCCTCAAGCTGATCGCGTTTGGAGCAGCCGCAGCCCTCGGCTTGTTCGTCCTCCTGGCAGGAGTCACCGCTCCCATCTGGTACAGAGGCCCCGAGTAACCATGACCTACCAACCCAAGGACGGAGGCTGCGGCCTCCTCATCGCCGTCTTTGTTCTCCTCTGGTTTGTGGGCGAGTGCAACGCACGCCACCGGAAGGCCGCCTACGACCGTGGATATCAGGACCGCAAGTTCAACGACTACAACCCCGAGCCGCCCGACTCCTACTACGGCGACTACTAGCACAGCTTCAGCGAACGCTGAGGTTGCACACCGCCGCCCAGGGCGGCCCAACCCACCCAGAACCATGACCAAAGAAGTAGCCAAGAAAGCCGACACGTTCCTCTCCCTCGCCGACCCGGAGGCTGCTGCGATGATCGCAGAGGTGCAGCCGACGCCGGCGGACCTCCAGAAGCTCGTCGTGCCGTCAGGCACCGGAGGCGCAGCCTTCGTCATCGAGTCGCTCGACGGCGAGCGGTTCGAGAAGACCCTCGACGTTGTGGTGGCCTACGAGTCGCCCATCGAGCGGAGCTTCTACGCCACCGGCATCGACGAGGGCGACGGAGGGCCGCCGCACTGCTCCAGCGCTGACGGTCGCGTCGGGCACGGGTGTCGAGACATCGACGCCATCCATGCGAGCGCCAGCAACGACGACCTGCCCGTGACCGAGCAGGACTGCGCGTCCTGCGCGTTCAGCAAGTTCGGCAGCGACCTCGGCGGAGGGAAGGGGCAGGCGTGCAAGCAGCGCGTCAGGCTCGTGATCTTCAACGGAGACGCACTCCTGCCGATGGTGTTGCAGATCCCGGCGGCCACGCTGAAGCCGTTCAAGCAGTACAAGATGAAGCTGGTGAACGGACGCAAGCGCCTCAGCCGATCCGTCACGAGGCTGTCGCTCGCGAAGCAGAGCGGATCCCCGGACTACTACACCGTCGAGTTCAGCTTCGTCCGCGACCTCACCGAGGACGAGACTGGCCGCCTCGCGGAGCTGTCGGCCATCCTTGCCGACGCCGCGCAGAGGGCCTGACAAAGAAGCGAGCCGTCAGGGTGGGGGGACCCTGGCGGCTCGCCGTGCAGAGGGGGAAGCACAATTCGCACCGTTCAAGACAGCCGAAGCCGTACATGACCAGCACTGAAGATCGTAGCCCCGCCGCCGTCGCCCGCAAGTTCCTCGCCCTGATCTTTGAGCCGGACGGAGAGCGGCTCCCGAAGGGCTGCATCACGGTCTGGAGCAAGGCCAGCAAGCTGACCCGGCTCTCCTACTCCGCCGACGACGCCGCCGACAAGGCGTTCACCGGAGGGTTCGAGAACGTGAGCTACTTCGGCGTCTGCGCCCGCGACGACCGAGCCCTGCGCGAGAAGGCCCGAGACCAGGGCAAGAACATCGAGCAGCTCCAAGGGGCCACGGAGGACCTCTGCGCGATGCCCGGCGTCTGGGTCGACATCGACATCCGAAGCGACGGGCACAAGAAGAAGCATCTCTGCCCTGACACCGAAGAGGCGTACGCGGCCCTGCTCCGCGCCGTGCCCATCGGGCCGCCGACGATCACCGTGTGGACCGGCGGAGGCATCCACGCGTACTACCTGTTTGAGGAGGGCGTCGTCGAGTTCGAGGAGGGCACCGAGCGCAGCCGCGAGGCGCTGGAGCGGCTCTGCCAGAGCATCCAGGCGATGGTCCGCGACGAGCTTGCCGCCAACGGCTGGGCCGATGACCAGACCTGGGCGTTGCCCCGAGTCATGCGGATCCCTGGCGGCCAGAACCTGTCGCACGGCGATCCGAGGCCGGTGACATGGAAGGAGACAGGGCCGCGCTACAGCATCGACACCCTGTGGATGAGCGTGCCGAGCGACCTGACGCTGGCCGCGCCTAAGTCGGTCGCCCAGGAGGCCGCTGCCCAGTTCGACGACCGCATCCAGTTCACGCTCGACAAGGACCCAAGCGCGATCTCGCAGGAGCTGAAGGAGCGGATCTATGACCTGTGCGAGATCGACGACGACCTGAGGATCGTCTGGGACCGCAAGCGCCGCAGCCTACCCTCGCAGAGCGAGATGGACCTGAGCCTCGCCACGAGGCTCGCGGCGACGGATATGCCCGTGCAGGAGATTGTGGACCTGCTCCGCTACCACCGGATGCAGGGCAACGCGACCGACAGCAAGAAGGTCCACCGCGCCGACTACTACCTCGGCACGATCCAGAAGGCGCTCCGCGCCGTGGACGAGGATCAGAGGAACAAGCAGGCCATCGAAGAGTGCGCCAAGATCGTCGAGCGCCGAGAGGAGGCTGAGAAGGTGGCCCAAGACCCAGCGGCACCGCCGGCGGCTAAGGAGCGAGCGCAGGTCATCCTCGTGGAGACGGAGAGCTTGGACGCGACGGTTCGGCAGCGAGCCCTGGAGGCGCTCAACAGCGCGCTGGGCTTGAAGGACGAGCAGGAGATCGCACTGGTCAAGTTCAGCGCCGCGACCGCAGCGGCCAGGAGCGTCTGGATCTTCCAGACCGGCCCAGGGGCGATGTTTGAGTGCACAAGCCAGAGCCTGTTCGCATCGAGTCACGACTTCCTGTCGAACCTGTGGAGCGCCACGGGGGCCATCGTGGAGCCGTTCACGACGAAGCCAGGGAAGAAGCGCCAGTGGGCACCGGTGCTCACGGCGATCCGGCTGGCCTCGGTGGAGTTCGACTCAGGCGACGAGGCGAGCCAGATCCTCAGGAGCGTGGTGCGCTTCGCCGTCGACCGCCTCCTCGGGGTGGGGCAGCCGGCGTGGCTGCCCAAGACCAAGAGCTGGGGCCATCAGGTGGCGCTCCGTCAGCCCTGCCTGCTGTACGAGAACGGTAAGGGGAAGGAGGGGCGCAGCGTCGTCATCGACGGGCAAGCCCTCACGAACTGGATCGACGAGGATCCGCAGTGCCCCGCGATGGCCCGGCGGACGCTGAGGCTGCTGATCGAGAGCGCCAACGCTGGCTGCAAGTTCATCGCCGTGCAGTGCGTGGACGGCTCAGGCAAGCGCACGAGCCGCTCCGGCTACCTCCGGGTGCCGCGAGCTGTGCTCCAAGAGCATGGGCCGCCGGAGATCGGGCAGTGGCTCGACACCGCCTTCGAGGACGGCCTGACGGACGAGGCAGCGTGACCGCAGCCTTTATAGGGGGGGAAATGAGGGGACGATTCGAAAACGCACACGAGAATGGGGGGGGGGCCAATGCACTCAGCGTTTTCAGCGAATCGGCCTTCGTGACCCCAAGAAGGCCCATCGGGCGCAATCTGAAGCAGCGATTTGACCACCTGAAGCAGCGAAAAACCGAGCCTCGGGGGAGGCTTTATCATGACCGCGACTGAATATCACCTGATCGGGCCGCCGGGCACCGGCAAGACGACCCGTCTCGCCGCACGCTGGATTCCAAGGGCCATCGAGAAGTACGGGCCGCACGCTGTGGCTGTGGTCTCGCTCACCCGAGCCGCCGCCAAGGAGATTGCATCCCGCCCTGGCGTCCACCTGCCGAAGGAGCGGGTGGCGACCCTGCACAGTCTCGCCCGAAGGGCTCTGGCGGACTTCATGGGGGCACCTGTGCTCATCCAGACGCCTGAGGGCCTCGCCGCCTGGAACGAGCACGCTGGCCTTGATCCTCTGCTAAGACTGACCTCGTCCGCTGGAAGGGCTCTGGATGACCCTGAGGCCGCTTCAGCGGAGCAGCTTGACCACGGGGGCACGAATGGCCCAGGACGCAGCAGGGGGCAGCACGGGGCCGTCACAGGCGACACGTCCCTGGCCCGCATCGAGGTGCTCCGGCAGCGCCGCGTTCCGCCGGAGCAATGGCCGGCGGATGTGAAGCCGTTCTGGGCCGCCTGGAGCGACTTCAAGCTCCAGAACCAGATGACCGACTTCACCGACCTGATCGAGCGGTGCCTCGACGAGGGCGCTGAGATGCCGCTGTACGACGACACGCCAGTCAAGGCCCTGATCGTCGACGAGGCTCAGGATTGCACCGAGCTGGAGGTGGCCCTGATCCGGCAGTGGGCGGAGAGCATCGACCTCCTCGCCCTCGCCGGCGACCCGAACCAGTCCATCTACGGGTTCCGAGGAGCGGCTAGGGCCGCGTTCCACGACCCGGCAACGTTCCCTGAGGAGCAGACCGAGGTGCTCGGCCAGTCCTTCCGGCTGCCGCCGGCCATCCAGACGTTCGCGGAGAGCCTTGCGAAACGGGCACACCGGCACGTTCCGGTCAGCTACCAGCCCAAGCCCGGCGACCCTGGCGAGGTGCTCCGGCCTGCCTGCTCCATCACCGGCAAGGTCCGAGGACACTACGACCTCGCCAGCCTGATCGACGAGGAGGTGAGGCGGCTCGACCGCGAGGGCGCGACCGGCGACAACGCACGAGTCATGGTGCTGGCCTCCGCCGGCTTCCTGCTCAACAGCCTGCTCGCGGAGCTGAGGCGACGAGGGATGCGGTTCTACAACCCCTACGCCCTCGCCCGAGGTGATTGGAACCCGCTGAAGACGGCCCACAGGCACATCGGATCCTTTTTCGCCATCAGTAACGCGATGTCGGACTCGATCTCAGAAGGCGCACCGGATCCTTCTGAGCCTCGCATATGGAGGTGGGGCGAGCTGCACGACTGGGCGAGCATCTGCGCCGCGAAGGACCTGTTTGTGAAGGGAGCCAAGACACGGCTGATCCCCGAGTGGGCGAAGAAGCGCCCCAGGGCCATCATCGACAAGGCCGACCTCGCCCGGATCTTCGTGGACCCCGGCTTCGTCGCGAACTACCTCCTGCCGATGGTCCGCGACCCGCACCTTGAGCAGAAGGCGCTCGACTGGCTCGTGGCGCACATGACGCCGGCCAACGCCGCCCGGCTCCGCTACCCGATCCAGGTGGCCCGCAAGGACCTTCGAGCCCTGACGACCGAGCCGAGGCTCATCGTCGGCACCATTCACAGCGTGAAGGGAGGCACCGCCGGCAGCGTGTTCCTAGCACCAGACCTCCTGAAGAAACACCACGAGGAGTTTACGCAGTCACCAGACGGCCATGACGAGATCATCCGCCTGATGTACGTTGGCGCGACAAGGGCAAGCTCGCGGCTCTTTCTCTTGGACCCAGCCCCGAAGTACCGCCGCAAGAGGCAGTACGCAGACCTGTGAAGATCGAAGACGAGCCCCGAAGCGGGTGCATCCCCTACCTTATCGTGGCACTGCTCTGCCTCATGGCATCGCAATGCACCGCCGCCATCCGAGAAACCCTGTAGCCCAGAAACCATGAGCAACATCAACGACCTCAGCCGGAGGGTGGCCCGCATCGAGGCCGCGCTCGCGAAACCGATCCTCCCTGCGATCAACCCGCCTGACCCTCCGCAGCCGCCCGACCCGCCCGAACCGCCGGACCCGCCCGAGCCGGTGCCCGGAGAGTTCAAGGCGCTTGACTGCATCGACAACGACGTCGAGACCAACAAGCTGGTCAGGTTGCCGGCGCTCAGGGAGAGCCGCGCTGCGCGTGAGGACGTCGGCACCCTCGGGGACATCCGCGCCAACGACTGGCAGACCGGCGAAGACCTCGTGTGGCAGAACAAGGAGTCGCTCGTCCCGCAGGGCTACGCCCAGTGGTCTTCCAATATGCACCGAGGCGAGCTGAAGCGCCGAGGCGGCAGCTACGAGTGGCGGAACATCGGCGTGACCGCTGCTGAAGACGCGCGACAGCTCAAGTGGGGCACCCGCGAGTACAACACTCCCGACCGCTCGTTCATCGACTGCGACTTCACGGAGATCACGCAGGAGCACGGCCTGTACGTCTCCAACAGCGGCAACACAAGGCTCGATGGCTGCACCTTCCTGCGTGTCGGGAGCCAGGGAGCGCAGTGGGCATATCGACCGCTGCCTTACCAGCAGTACGACGGCGACAATATGCCGTACGACGCGGAGCCAGAGCACATTGTGCTCGACTCGCACTTCGTCGACTGCGCCGATGGAGGCACCCGACCGAGCTTCAACCTGACGTACTTCAGCCCTGGCACCTCAGAGTTCCCCGGCTCGATTGCCATTGAGGACAGCAGCTTCGTCTGCCGGTGGGACGAAGAGCGGTCAGGCAAGCGAAGCACCGGCGGCCTCGTCGTCACGCCCTCGCAGGGGAACGAGCCGCTCGCAGGGCAGAACATGATGCGGGAGGTGTTCCTGAAGAATTGCCTGTTCGACTTCACGGCAGGCGACCGCGCCCTAGCCGAGCTGCGCTCGGTGGACGAGGTCGTCTTCGAGGACTGTGCGTTCATTGCTCGGGATCACAACTTGCCCTTCATCAGCGTCGACAAGGACTACGGCAACCTGGACGGCACGAAGACCAAGCGCATCGTGTTCCGCAACTGCCGCAGCAAGGGCGTTCGGCTGAACATCCTGCTCGCCGCCAACGCTCAGGGGCAGCAGCAGTCCGTCAAGCACGACATCGACTGCCCCGGCGGAGAGCTTGTGTTCGACGGCATCACCGGCCAGCCGATCGGGTGACCGACTTGTGGATCGGTATCGACCCCGGCAAGACCGGCGGGCTGGTCATCCTCGACAGAGGTGGCCGGCTCGTCGGGCACAGCCTCATGCCAGTGGTGGGCAAGGGCACGAAACGCTCCCGACCCAGCCTCGCCCTGCTCCTCCGTTGGCTGGAGGCAACCCAGGAGGGCATCAGATACCGAGACGCCGCGACACCGCACGAGACCGTGACCGTCGCCATTGAGCGCGTCTCCTCCGCTCCGAGCGACGGAGTGGTCTCAGCCTTCAGCTTCGGGCGGAGCCTCCAAGTCTGCTTTGACTTTGCGGAAGCAATCGGTGCCGCTACGGTCGAGATCAGCCCGAAGGACTGGCAGCGCACGTTCCTCCGAGGGCACCGGAAGGGAAGCCGCGAGCAGATCAAGGCGAGCGCCGCACTCGTCGCTGGCGAGCGGTGGCCTGAGCTAACGGCAGACCTCCAGGTGAAAGCTCGGTGGGGGCTCGCGGATGCCGCGCTTATTGCTGCGACGGCTCGGCTTGCCAGCCTTACGCCGCCGAGCAGTTGCTAGACTCCTTGCATGAACACGACCAGCCTCAGAGTCGAAAGACGGGATGTGGCAAGCCTATCCTGTGACCCGG